GGATAAGGTAGACGCACAAGTAAAAGATAGTGCTAAAAATTTAACTATTAAAAACATTATTAAATTAGATGCTATGCAGAACGATCAGGCTTCATTATTAGAGTATAATAATACCGAGTTTTATAAGCCTAAAGATATTTATTTGAATCAGATAGAGATATTTGATAATAGGTCTATATATGCTAATGTTGATTTAGTTAAATATACTGATAATGATATAATGGAGATCAAGATTAAAAAACTAAATGAAATAAAGTATAAGAAAAGAATATTACTTTTAGAATTACAGGAGTTAAAAAATGGTTAAAAAAATACAAGACAATCTAACAAACATAGTTGTAGTGCTAGGATTAATTGCATCTATTGGTGCTGGATTTACAAAGTTTGCTAAAATGGAATCTTCTATTGAACAATTAACAGAAGCATCAAAGTCATTAGATATTGTTTCAGTTGAGTTAGTAGAATCTAATAAAGATGAAATAGAAACTAACAGCTTTGAAATAACTGATAATAGATTAAATATTAATAAAGATCAAACAGCTATTGCAATATTACAAAAAGAAATAGAAGTTTTAAAATTAGAGATTCAAGAATTAAAAGAAGAATCTAAAAACCCACTTGAATAATGCACTACGTATTAGCCTTTAGTATCTGCTCTGCAATCACAGGCTTTTGTAATAGTACATCATTAGTTCCTGTGAAGTTTAATACATGGTCTGAATGTGTTATAGGTGGAAGTCAATTAACTATTGAATATGTAACAAAAATGGAAGATAAAATTAATAAGGATAAACTCTATATCACTTATTTCTGCAATGAAAATATCTCTGACAAAACCCCAACTTAAAGTATCTACAAGTCAATCAAGGTTTAGAGTTCTTATAAGTGGTCGTAGATTTGGTAAGACTTATTTATGTATTACCGAGATGATGAAGTACGCAACAAAACCCAATCAGAAAATCTGGTACATAGCACCTACATTTAAAATGGCTAAAGAGATTGTATGGGCTAATCTAAAAGAGATGCTTAATCAGTTTAATTGGATAGACGATATTAATGAAACTACTATGACTATTACGATCAGAAAATCTAATAGTACAATATCATTAAAGGGTGCTGATAATTATGATGGGTTAAGAGGTAGTGGATTAAACTTTCTTATATTAGACGAGTTTGCAGATATAGATAAACGAGCATGGTATGAAGTATTACGTGCTTCTGTTGCTGATACACTTGGTAAAGTTTTATTCTGTGGAACTCCTAAAGGCTATGGTAATTGGTCATATGAATTATATCTTAAAGGAAAGCAAGACGAAGAATGGGATAGCTACCAATATACTACTGTTGAAGGTGGTATGGTTTCTAAAGAGGAAATAGAACAGGCTAAACAAGACATAGATATTAGAACTTTTAGACAAGAGTTTGAAGGTACATTTGAGAACTATGCTGGTTCTGTTTATTACAATTTCCACCCTGTTGATAATGTAGTTAAACGACAGATTGATTGGGAGAAACCTTTACATATAGGAATGGACTTTAACGTAGACCCAATGTCAGCTTGTGTTGCACAGTTAGAACAAGATAAAGTTTACTTTGTAGATGAAGTTATTATTTATGGAAGTAATACAGACGAGATGGTGCAAGAATTAAGAGATAGATATGGTACTAAAATACCAATCTTTATATATCCTGACCCAGCTTCTAAACAAAGAAAGACAAGTGCTGGTGGGAGAACTGACTTATCTATTTTACAAAATGCTGGTTTCAAAGTTAAAGTTAAAAATAGACACCCAGCAATTCGAGATAGGGTCAATGCTGTGAATAGCAGATTAAAAGATTCCAATGGAGTCAGACATATTTTTGTTTCACAATCTTGCAAAACACTGATAAAAGGTTTACAAAGACAGATATACAAAGAGAATACAAATATTCCTGATAAGGAAGATGGATTCGACCATATGAATGACGCACTAGGTTATATGATTGATTATTTAAAACCATTGACTACACAGACAGTATTTAGTTCTCCGAGAAGATGGACAATGAAATAAATTATGGCATATAACAAAGATTTAATAACAGAACTTCACACAGATTATCAGGAAACAGTTACTAATTGGCAGTATTATATTAGATCATATAATGGTGGTTATGATTATATGACAGGACAGTATCTATCGAGATATAATTTAGAATTAGATAACGAGTTTAATCAAAGACTTGCAAACACTCCTTGTGATAATCATTGTAAAAATATTATTCAAATCTATTCATCATTTTTATTTAGAGTTAGACCAAGTAGAGATTTTGGAGAAATGGCAGATGAAGCTAGTTTAGATTCATTCTTAAAAGATGCAGATTTAGAAGGTAACAATTTAAACTCTGTAATAAGACAAGCACAGAATTACGCATCTATTTATGGTCATTGTTTTATGATTTTAGATAAACCTAATATTGCGACTAATACACAAGCAGAAGAACTAGAACAAAATATCAGACCCTACTTATCAATCTTAACTCCAGAAAATGTTTTTGATTGGAACTTTCAAAGACAAGCAAATGGTCGATATGAACTTGACTATTTAAAAGTAAGAGAAGAAGTAGATAGAGAAGGTGGACAGTATTTTAGATTATGGTTTCCTGATAGAATTGATACAGTATATCTTCCTAAAGATTCAGAACCTAGATTAATAGATTCTACACCGAATACGATTGGTAAAATACCAGCAGTAATTTTATACAATGCTAAATCTCATAAGAGAGGAATTGGTCATTCAGATTTAACTGATATAGCTGATCTTCAAAAATCTATTTACAATGAATACTCTGAAATGGAACAATTAATCAGATTAACAAACCACCCATCATTAGTTAAGACTCCAAGTGTTAATGCGAGTGCTGGTGCTGGTGCAGTTATAGAAATGCCTGATGAATTAGAACCTAATTTAAAACCATACTTACTACAACCATCTGGACAAAACTTACAAGCTATTATGGAATCAGTAAGACACAAAGTAGATGCTATAAATAGAATTGCACATACTGGTGCTATCAGAAGTACAAAGACACAAGTATCATCTGGTGTAGCTTTACAAACAGAATTTGAATTACTTAATGCTAGACTATCAGAAAAAGCTGACAACTTACAAATAGCAGAAGAACAATTATTTAAACTATACGCAATGTTTCAAAATGTTACATTTGATGGAGAGATTAATTACCCAGATTCATTTAACATTAGAGATTATGCAAGTGATCTTATGTACTTCCAACAAGCAAAAGCATTAAACATTGGTTCTCCTACTTTCAATAAAGAAGTAGATAAAGAAATTGCTAGAGCAGTAATTGATGATGATGAAAAGCTAAATGAAATATTTGATGAGATAGATATTAAATCAGAGGTTGGAGAATTTACACAAGACGAAGTAGTAGAAGAAGATCAAGAAGTAGAAGAAGAACAGATATAAAAAAGGCGACCATTAAGATCGCCTATTTCATTAGTTAGTTAATTAATTATAATGATGGGTCAAGATCGTAATGTCTTCTACCTATTGAAGCATAATAATAAGAACAACCTTTATTCCATCTTTTAGTTTCTTTATTCCATTTAATATCTTTATATTCAATACGACCATCTAATCCATGATTTCTATATTGTTCAAGATATACAATTTCTCCATCTCTATAATCTGATTTATATTTGTTACATAAATCATAATCAGCTTGTATTTTAAGAATTGTTTTTCCTTTAACATCAAGTATATCAAGAATTGTATAAGGGTAAGAATCAGAACCTATACTTCTTGTAACTCCCATTCCAATTACAGGGTCAAGGTTGATACCTCTTTTTTTTTGAAAAACATCTATTCCTGTTTCTTCTTTAAATTGTTGGTCTAGTGTTTTTGTGTTTTCTTGTGTTTGCATTTACTCTCTCCTTTGTTTGTTATTTATATATAAAATGTATAAAATATTGATATAAAGGTCAAATAAAAACGAGCATAGTATTTACTAGCTTTTTGGAGTATATATTAGAACATAATTAGAACAAAATGGCAGACATAATTAAAGACTCAACAATATATCGAATCAAGCAGATAGAACTTGCTGAAGCAGAATATTACAAAACATTAATCAAAACATTAGACAGAATAGAACGAGAAGTAGTATCTCTTGCTAGTAGATTACCTTTAACAGATGGTAAGTTAATAGAACTCCAAGCTGCTATTGCTATTAGACCACAAATAAAAGCTATACTTGAAAGAGAATATTTAGCATGGTCAGATACAGTTGTTAGAAAAGGTTTTAATAAACAAGCTAAAAGAATTGAAAAAATATTTAAAAGAATAGGCAATATACCTATCGAGTTTCAAGAACTAACTAAAGGCGATCTAGCATTAGTACAAAACCTAAAGCAACAATACTTTACACAGTTTAAAGATGTATCTAATACATTTACAAGACGATTATCAGAAAAAGTTTATCAGAATACGTTAGTTGGTTCAGAGTTTACTGTACTAGAAAAAGAATTAAGACAAACTATAAATGGTATTTATGCTAGTGCAGATGACCCAGAAGCACAGAAATTAGTTGATTATATAAATCAAAATAAGTTTAATAAATCTAAAAAAGACGCAGTAGATAAAGCAATTCAAACTTTACAGACTAAATTTGCTAGAGATCGTGCTGGAGAGAACATGAAACGATATGCTGGTCAGATACTAAACGATTCATTAAGAGATTTTGATGCAACATTAAACTTTAATAAGTCAAATGATGCTGGTTTAACTTATGTTAAATACTATGGAGATGTAATTCCAACAACTAGACAGTTATGTAGAAATGTAGTAAGTGGAGTATATAACAAAAGACAAGGTGGACTTTTCACTATTGACGAAGTTAAAAAACTTTGGTCAAGCACAAGTTGGAAAGGTAAGAAGTCTGGTAATCCTTTAATAGTTCGAGGGGGTTATAATTGTCGACACCAATGGAGTTATGTCAATCCTGATTGGTATAACAAAGCTGGAGAACTAATAATATAAACTAAACAGGAGTCTTATGACGCAAGAAACAGAGGTAGTTCAACCGAAAAACGAACAAGTAGAAACAAAAGAAGAAGTAAAAGTAGAAGCACAAGTAGAAACACCAAAACAACAAACTTTTACACAAGAGCAATTAGATAACATAATCAAAACTAGACTAGAAGCTGAACAAAGAAAAACACAAAAGATTCTTGAAGCAGAAGAAAGTAAAAAAGCTGAATTAATTAAAGAACAAGAATTAAAAGAAGCTAAATCTAAAGCAGATATTGAAAAGATTATGCAAGATAGATTATCTGAAAAAGACTCTGAACTTAACAGATATAAAACACAGATTAAAAAAGAAAAAGTTGATAACTCAATTCTATCTGTTGCTAATAGAGAAAAATCTATCAATGCACAGCAAGTCGTATCTTTGTTAAAAGACGAAGTTAAATATACTGATGATGGTAGAATAGAAATAGTTGATAATAATTCTAATGTAAGATATAACACAAAAGGAGAACTATTAACGATAGATGATAGAGTTAAAGAGTTTTTAGATGCTAACCCACATTTCCGTCAAGGGTCTTTGTCTGGTTCAGGAAGTCAGAGTAGTGTCGAAGGTAAAACTGTTAAACCATTTAATTTACAGGACTTGGACTTAACAAATCCAGAAGATCGTAAAACCTATTCAGAATATAGGAAAAAGCGAGATTCAGGTGCTGTTGAGATTAACTTAAACAATAAATAATAGGATAATAAAATGGCTAACGAAAGCACAAGTTCTACACTATCAGAACTATATACAGAGATAGTGGCAGAAGCACAATTTGTAATTAACGAGAAATCTATAATGAAAAATCTTGTTAAAAATTATGCTATATCAGGTGGTGGAAAATCAGTTGAAGTTCCGATCTATGCAGCAGTAGCAGCAGCAGCAGTATCAGAAGCATCTGATTTATCAAACACAGCTATCAACCCAAGTTCAGTAACTATTACTGCAGCAGAGGTTGGTATCATGACAACTCTAACAGACTTAGCAAGAAATTCAGCACCAAGAAATGTAGCTGGAGATATTGGTAAATTGTTTGGAGAAGCAATCGCAAAAAAAATGGATCAAGATTTACTTGCTCTATTTGATGGTTTTTCAACAGCAGTTGGAACAGATAGTGCAGCTTTATCGCCAGCAACTATTTTCAATGCTGCATCAACTCTAAGAGCATTAGGACTTCCTGTTGAAGAAACATATTGTGTGTTGCACCCAAAAGTAGCTTATGATCTTAAATCAGGATTAACAAATACTTTTGCTGGTCTATCAACTGACCTATCAAACGAAGCACTAAGAGGTGGCTTTATTGGTCAAATCGCTGGTATCAAAATTTTTGAAACAGGCAATATGGCAAATACAGGTACAGGTGGAGATTTCAAAGGTGGAATGTTCCATAAAGATGCTTTAGGTCTAGCAATGATGCAAGACATTAAGATTGAAACTCAACGTGATGCTTCTTTAAGAGCAGATGAAATCGTAGCAACAGCAGTTTATGGTGTTGGCGAATTACATGACTCTTATGGTGTAGAAGTACTTGCAGATTCTTCAATACTATAATAATACTTTTAAGGTGGGGGGTTAAACTCCCCACTTTATGAAAAAGGAAAAATATTATGAAACTGACTAATGGAAAAAAAATTATAGAAAGAAAAGAACAAGATTATCAAAAAAATATAAACACATGGACATTTAGAGGGTGGAAGCCTGTTGATGAAAATGTTAAAGAAAATGTTAAAGAAGTAGATCAAACTTTTGAAAATGAAACAGTAGTTCCCATCAAACCAAAGAAAAAAAAGGCAAAAAAGAAATGAAAAACTTAACAAAATATATTAAACTAGCAAAACAAAATCCTAAAGTAAGTGTTGGTGTTGTTGTTGTAGTTATAATTATATTATCTTGGGTATTCTAACATGGCAAATTATACTGGTGCTGATGTAATTACTCATGCTGATGTAACAAAGTATCAACCAGATGCTTTTGACTTTGGTATTGCAAATAACGCAACAGAAACAGTTAATTTCTTTGCACAAACTACTAACGATATATTAAGACAATTAA